CCAAAACATGAAAAGGAAAAAGAAGAAAATATGAAACCAAAAAAAAAAAAAAAAGTGAAAAAGGCGAAAAAAGAACCTGAACCAGAAATGGAAGAAGAAGAAAATATGGAACCAGAAATTAAAAAAAAAGTGAAAAAGGCGAAAAAAGAACCTGAACCTGAAACGGAAGAAGAAGAAAATATGGAACCAGAAATTAAAAAAAAGGTAAAAAAGGAAGAAAATAAAAAAAAAACAAGAAAAAATGTTAAAAAGCCGTAATTGTAGTATTTTATTAAATGAGTGTATAAATTAATAAAAAAATGATTTATTTTTTTATTAATATTTTTGTTATAAAAATAAAAATGGACAAAGAATATTATATAATAGAATATATATATAAAAAACAAATAATAGATTTTAAACAAAATAAATATGTTGAACAAAATTTTAAACAATACATTGGAGAAATAATGGATAATATTGAAAAATTAATTCAAGAAATTATTAGATATTTAATTTCTATTTCACATATTGGTAAAACAGAATGTGAGGGGAATTATTATGGTTTTAATGTATTGGATATTATTAAAATAAAAACATGGGATCAATTAATTGAATTTATAAATGAAAATGATATACATAAAACATATAAAAAAATTTGGAATATTAATTTGGTTAATTTTACAAAAGATGATTATATTGTATTATATAAATATCCTAATAAACCTTCTGAATATTCATATTACATTGGACAAATATCGTCAAATCTTGAAAATTTAATTCAAGAAGTAATAAGATATTTAATATGGGGAACTGATGTTGGTAATAAAATTGGTATTATGTATTCTTCGATTAATTACATGGTTATTGATCTTGAAAAATATGGGTTCAATGAATCTAATATTAGTAAAATAAAAACGTGGGATGAATTAATAAATTTTATAATTGAAAATGATCATTATAAAAATGACACATCTAATTGTTGGAAATATCCAAATAGATGGGATATTGAATTAATCAGTGGAAATGAATTATGTAAATAATAATTTGTTTTATTTTTTTAAATGAGTATGTAAATTAATAAAAAATTGATTTATTTTTTTATTAATATTTAATTATAATAATGGACAAAGAATATTATACAATTGAATACACATATGAAAAAAATAATAATAAAATTAAAAAATACGTTGGAGAAATAACATATAATATTGAAAAATTAATTCAAGAAATTATTAGATATTTAATTTCTAATTTACATATTGGTAAAACAGAATGTAATGGGGATTATTATGGTTTTAAAATAAAAACATGGGATCAATTAATTGAATTTATAAATAAAAATGATACAGATAAAACATATAAAAAAATTTGGAATATTAGTTTGGTTAATTTTACAAAAGATGATTATATTGTTTTATATAATATTCATGGTATTCCACAATATATTGGAAAAATAACATCAAATCTTGAAAATTTAATTCAACAAGTAATAAGATATTTAATATATGATCTTAAGGTTGGTAATAAAATTGATATTATATATTCTTCAATTTATTACAATGACATAGATCTTGAAACATATGGGTTTAATGAATCTAATATTAGTAAAATAAAAACATGGGATGAATTAATAAATTTTATAATTGAAAATGATCATTATAAAAATTACTCACATAATTATTGGAAATATCCAAATAAATGGGATATTAAATTAATCAGTGGAAATGAATTATGTAAATAATAATTTGTTTTATTTTTTTAAATGAGTTTATAAATTAATAAAAAAATGATTTATTTTTTTATTAATATTTAATTATAAAAATGGACAAAGAATATTATACAATTGAATACACTAATAAAAAAGATAATTATAAAATTAAAAAATACGTTGGAGAAATAACAGATAATATTGAAAAATTAATTCAAGAAATTATTAGACATTTAATTTTTAATTTTGATATTGGTAAGACAAATCCTGATTCACATTTATGGTGTTACTATACCAAAATACGTCTTTATGAATATGGTTTTAATAGTAATGACATTAGTAATATAAAAACATGGGATCAATTAATTGAATTTATAAATGAAAATGATACAGATAAAACATATAAAAAAAATTGGGATATTAGTTTGGTAAAATTTACAAAAGATGATTATATTGTATCATATAATATTCATGGTATTCCACAATATGTTGGAAAAATAACATCAAATCTTGAAAATTTAATTCAACAAGTAATAAGATATTTAATATGGAATCTTCATGTTAGTAATAAAATTGATTCTATTTATCATTTAATTAATTACGATGACATTGATCTTGAAAAATATGGATTCAATGAATCTGATATTAGTAAAATAAAAACATGGGATGAATTAATAAATTTTATAATTGAAAATGATTATTATAAAAATGACACATCTAATTATTGGAAATATCCAAATAGATGGGATATTAAATTAATCAGTGGAAATGAATTATGTAAATAATAATTTGTTTTATTTTTTTTTTAAAGATATTGTAAAATAAAAAAAATAATATTAAAGAATCTTTGTTTTATTATTTAATTTTTTAACAATTGAAATAAATTTGTCTATTAAAATGTTGGTATATTCTTCACAAATATAAATAGCCGATGGTTCGGTATTATTTGAATAAAATATAATATTTTTTTTATTTAAATGATGGAAAAATGATATATTGTATGAAATATTATTCAAAATTACGGTAAATGTAAAATCAGAAATAATACGATTATTTAATAATAATTCTTTTACAATAATTAAATAATGATTATTAAATAAAATAGTAATTATTTTCATAAAATTGTCAAATAAATAATGAATATCAAAATGTTTAATCGTTAAATTTAGAAAATCATTTTGTATTATAATTTTTTTATTAATTTTGTTATTTATGTATATTATATTGTAATTTATGTTATTTAATGATTTTGTAAATGTAAAATAATCTATAAATAAAGTCACATTTATGAAATATTTTTTTTCAAAAGACAACATATCATCAATAAATAACATATAAAACACACTTGTAATTAAAAATTCATTATTTAAATCAACAATTATATTTACAATATCATTTGTTTTAATAATTAAATAAAACAGATTGCAATGATTATTATAAATAATATTATGAGTAATATTATTTATAGTGATAAAAATATCAAAATTATCAATATTTTTTTTTAATTTATTATAAAATATTCTTTCAATCATTTTATTTTTATAGACTAAAATTATTTTTTCATTTCAATTTTTATAGAAGGACTTATTAAATTTGAGTTGTAATAAAATTTTTGTAAATATTCTTTTTTCAAGTCACTTTGGTATTTTGATGAAATAGTTGGAATATGATAATATGGAGACACACCAGAACTTGAATAAGCATCAAATGAATTATATTTCATTATCGGAATAGAATTATTTTGAATAAAATAACGATATTGCCAATTATTTTTAATTTGTTCATTTTTTAAAATTTCATTATTAATATAATTCATATATATATTATTTTAATAAATTTAAAATTTCATTCTTTTTTAATTTTGTTGCATCTTTTACAATTCCCCTTTTAACAACTAATTCTTTTAATTCATGTAATTTTAATGATTTATAATCCTCACATTTATCTTCTTCTGAATCAACAACTTCTGCTTCTGTTATTTCTTTTTGTTCAGGTGATACATGTTCGTTTATTATTATAATTTGTTTATAATAATTTGATTCATCAATTTCATTTTCTTTATTATTTTGTTCCTCATCCTCATCATCCTCATCATCATCATCGTCATCGTCGTCATCATCATCATCGTCATCGTCGTCATCATCATCATCATCGTCATCATCGTCATGATTTAATTCAAAAGGTAATTCATCATTTTCAAAAATATCAATTTTTTTTAAATAAGGATTGGGGTTAGATAATAGGGATGATTTGAGTGAATTAAAATCATTGTTCATAAATTTAATAGTTTCAACGATAGAATCGATACTATTATCATGATTGGATAATTTATTTGTAAAAAAAGTGAATAAATATCCCAAAAGAAATAATACTAATAGAATAAAAATATAAATTAGTGTCATATTATTATAAAAATATATTATTATTTAAAAATATTGCCGAATATTATTTCATCAGGATATCCTAAATCTTTGAAAATTTTTGAAACACAATTATTATTATTAATTCCATTTTTAATTAAATAAGTATAATTATTATTTTGCATAAACATAAACATATTTTTAATTCCATCATTATTACATAATTCTTTATAATGTGTGGTTAAAAGGAATCGGACATTTTTATTTTTGTTTAAATATTGTATAAATGAATTGGCACTTTGAACAGCTTCGACAGGGTTTGTTCCAGAATATAATTCATCAAAAATACAAAAATGTGTTCCATTTCTTTTAATATTATCCAAAATATCTTTGCATCTTCTTGCTTCAGCTTGAAATAAACTGTCTCTTCCTAATGTATCAGGTATATTAATGTATGAATAAAAATAATCAAAAGGTGTAAAATGTAATGAATTGTAAAATCCACAGCCAATTTGTTGTGATAGAATTAAATTGATTAATATTGATTTGACAATGGTGGTTTTACCGGAAGCATTGGCCCCAGTAATGATTATATTTTTGCCAATTTTGATATTATTTTTTACAGATTTTTTAAAACAATGTGCTGGATAATAAATTTGTTTGAAAATAATTTTATTATTTTTGTTAAATTTTGCACAATTAATAAATTTATTTTTTAATTTTTCAGAAACAGTAATTAGTTGATAATAATAATTATTTAAATAAAAAGTATATTTAAATAAATCATTATATTCATTATTTTCATGTAATTCATAAAATAATTTCAATACAGTCCCATAATTAGTAAAGGATAATTTATTATTAGATATTTGTTGATGTAATAAAATAATTTGTGATTCTTTATTTTGTAAGATAGTTAAAAAGGTATCATATCCGGAAACATTTTTATCCATTTCTGTTTTAAAAAAACGTATATTTTTCAATGTATTATCCAAATAATTGCAAGTATTTGATAAAAATGTGGATATTTTTTTTGAATTATAATAAAAACGAATACAAGTTAAAATAGATTGATATATATTTAAAATATAAAATCCAATAATCAGTAAAACATAAAATTTTTGTCCAACATCCATTTCATTAAATTTAAATATTTTTGTAATTGCATGTTTTGGAAACAATTGATTCAACATATTTAAATATTCGGTAATATTAATATCATATCCTTGAATTAAAATAAAAATAAATGGAATAAGAAATAAAACAAGTGGAGAAATTAAAGAAAAAATGGGAGATGTAATATTATAAATTGCATTAATATGTAAAAAAGTAGAATTATGATTCCATTTTTCTGCAAATTCCCAATCAATATATTGATATTTATCTTTAAACCCCAAATCATCTTTAAATAATTTCCATTCCTCATAAAATGATTCATAAATTGAAAAAGATGAATTATTGGTATCCATGTTTTTAATCAATTTTTGGGTTGATTTTAAAAAAGATTCATCAGTTGTAATTGTTTTTGCCATATTATCGACAAAAGAAAAAGTATAATCATTTTCAAATTTAACCTTTTTTTTATAAAAAATACTATCATAAATTGAAATATTATGATTATCAATGGTTTCAATTAGTTCTAATTCTTTGATTAGTGAATCATCCAACTGTTTTGAATCTTTATTATATTCGATTGGTAATTTAAAATCATCAATCATAATATTATTCATTTAATATTATTTTAGTTACTTGACGAAAAAAAAAGAAATAAGTAAAGTGGGAAATAAATTCAACCACATTGAAATGACAATAGGAAATTTTATTGACCATGACTCAATAAATTCAACTATCATCGAGGACATTATCGGAAATTTATTAATAAATATTACAAATTATAATATTTATTAATAAATTCAACAACATATCCTTTTTATGACAAAATGATTTAATCACTTGTCTCTTTACAATAATTCTTTGATTAAATAAATAAAAAAAATGTTTTTCCATTTTTTTAAAAAAATGAGACATATTTTCATTTTTATTTTTTTTTGAAAAAAAGAAAAAGACGGATTACGACCGCCCTATCACACATATACATTCAATAGGATTTCAAATCACACTACTGAAATTACATCAATTTTAATAGGAACTAAATCAAACTATTAAAAGATGTTTAAAAACTAAACACACAACACATCTAAGGAAAATAAATCAACAAAGGAAAGTCGGAGTTATATACACAAATTTCGGCAGGATATATGATCGACCACCGAAACGAATAATTTCAGAATAATAAAAAAGACGAATCAATTTTTTTAAAAAAATGGGATATATTATGAAAAAAGATTTCAAGGATGTTTTTCCTTCAACATATAACCTAAATTAAGTGGTTTTAACCCCCAAAGATTAATACCAGATGGAGTTTTCCAAAAGGAAATATATTTATTTTCGATTTTTGCATTATATTTATTAATATCTGGATTAGGATTATCCAATGATTCTTTTTGTGGAATACTAAATGGAGAACTATTTGGAATATTAGCAATAAGAATATATTTGGCCAAAATAAAATCAGATTCCAAAATTTGTTCTTGAGACATGCGAGAAAACCATTCATATTGCCGTCTTTTTAAAATCATATTCATGGGAATCCATAATCCAACAATATTTTTGCTTAAATTTAAAACAGATGTTTCAAATAATGTTTCAAATTGTAAAGGTTCGTCATCATCTAATTTAGTTCCTAACAATGTGCCATCAATTTTATTAATTTGTCCATTATCAATTCTTTTTTTACACCATCGATTAAAGTCCCCCAAAAATTTTGCTTGGTCTGTATAATCTGCCGATATAATTCTAGTCATGAATTCAATTAATTCTCCGACAATGGGTGAATTTTTAGTTGCACCAAAAAAGTTTAAATCAGGAGAAAATAAAAATGAAGTTGATGTAATATTTTGATTAATATTTTCACCAATAAACATTGTATTTTTCCCATATTCCCAAATTGGTAATAAATTTTTAAAACAAAGAAAAGAAACTGGACAAACAAATCCTCCATATTCATAAATTAATTTACTAATTGCCAATTGTCTAAAATATTGCAATAATGGATTTGACAATAAAGACATATTAATATCCCAATTTGGAATTAATCTATTAAATGACTTGTCATCTATAATACAAATAAAAAATGAATCTTTACAATGCATAATAATACTTTTTACAGTAAGATAAAGATAAGGTTGATTTAATTTAAATGATGATCTTGAATAAAAGTCTGACCAATTTCTTGAATTATATTCATATGGAATATGAATCCACATGATTGGTTTTTTTACAGTGTCCAAATTTGTGTCTTGATCTAATAAATAATTTTTTAATGTTTCATATGAATCATGTGATGAATATTGTTTATTTTCATACAATTTGTATAAAATGATTAAAAATAAAAAAATAATAAAAAGATATAATACCATAATATATTATTAATCTTTATTATTTTTTGATATTATTTATTTTAATTTATTTCTATTTATTTTATATAATGAAAATTTGGAAAATTATTGGATATGCATTAATTTTATTTATTTTTTTTATATTTTTTAATAAATTAAAAACAAAAGAAGGATTAACATCCGGTTCTGCAGGTTCTGCATCCAATTTTAACGATGAAATAAAGGCTAAATTAACTCTATTGCAAGACGAATTATTAATATCAAAATATAGAAATGATTATGAAGATATTTTGACAAATATGGAAACATATGTTAATTTATTAATTTTAAAAAAAACAGTTAATTTAGATGCGACAAATTCTTCCGATGTTTCAATTATTACTGATTTAAATTCTTTAAAAACATCCATAAATTCTTCCATGAATTTTATTGATACTCAGTAAAAATATACGGAAATATATTTTTTTTAACAACATTGTCTTGTGTCTTTATTAATACACCGGAACTTTTATCTAAATTTAAATGATACAACAATAATGAAACAATAACAGTCATAAAAATAAAAGGAATTAATACAAATAACCAAGATAAAATAATTAGTCCATTATTACATAATAAATTCAATATTACAACAAATATAATTGTAATTATAAATTTTACAATAGCAGTATTAAATAATTTATTATTACAATCAATTATTATTTGAATAAATGATAAAAAAAAATAAATAATTGATGGCAAACAAATGTCCATTTATATATTTATCCGTTAATATATTTATTTTGCTGATTTTAAAAAAACCGGTTTTCCATTTATCATTTTTCCTACAATTTTTCCAGGGTTGTCTTCATTGTCTACATCATACATGTCACTATTTTGTTCGTTCATTATATAATATTTTTTCCCCTTGTATTCATATTCATAATACCCTTCTTCTTCTTCTTCCTCATTTTCTTTTTCTTCTTCTTTTTCTTCTTCTTTTTCTTCTTCTTCCTCATTTTCTTCTTCTTCTTCCTCATTTTCTTCTTCTTCTTCTTTTTCTTCTTCTTTTTCTTCTTTTTCTTCTTTTTCTTCTTCTTTTTCTTCTTTTTCTTCTTCTTTTTCTTCTTCTTCTTTCTTATTTTCTTTTTCTTCTTCCTCATTTTCTTTTTCTTTTTCCTCATTTTCTTTTTCTTCTTTTTCATTTTCTTTTTCTTCTTCCTCATTTTGTTCTTCTTCTTCATCATTTTGTTCTTCTTCTTCCTCATTTTGTTCTTCTTCATTATCTTTCTCATTTTGTTCTTCTTCATTTTCATTTTGATGTTGGTGTATATTTATTGTGGCACCAGTAATATGTTCATCATTTTGTATATTTATGGCATAAATATTATCATTATCATGATTAAATGTTTGTGTTTCTTTATCGGAAGTAATGACAATATTTTTTGTGTTTTGAATTATGGCATTTTTAACAAAATCAAGATTAAGAATAATAGATTTAACATTTTCGAATTCATCCAAGTCTTGTATAAATGAACTTAGTCCCGATTTGATAATACTAACACATTCGTTTGCAATGATTTGTATTTTTGCTTCAGTCTTGCTCATTATTTATAATAAAAGTTTTTTATTTTTATTTCAATTTTTTTCAATAATTGGTGGTATATTTATGGAATAATGCAAATGCTTCTTTTTGTTGGTTTGCAAGTTTTTCTCTTTTTGCTTTTTCCAAGACTCCGATTGCGGTATTAAGTTCATCGGATGTGACGGTTCCATTTTTTTCAGAATCAAGAATAGTTGCTAAAATTCTGTATTTATGGGGAACAACACACAATTTGCTTTCTTCATTAAACAAGTGTTCAGTGAGAATGGTAAATACTGCGGTTAAAATAAATGCACAATAAATGTCTCTGGTCCCCATCCAAGACATGCCAAAAATAAGTATTTGTTTGGTAACGGATAATTTTAGATATGCTTCGGTGGATTTACTGAATTGAATAGTAATAAACTTTGAACCAATATTCAAAAGTATAATAATAACTCCGGCGAAAAACTTGCTATTATTAAGATACATGATATGTTCATTAATATAATGAAATATTGTTTCTTTTTTTTCAGACATATGTATTATATAAACATATATTTTTGTAAAAAAATGGAAATAAAAAAATAAAATAAAATAGATAAATATGAAGTTCAAGTTAACAAATAGAGATAAAATAAGAGAATTAATAAATATATTTGATATATTAAAAAAATTTAATGATATTATTACATTTAATTTTAATAAATATGGGGTGCAATCTCAGTCAATGGATACATCTCATGTATCATTATTTGAATTATCAATAAAATGTGAATGGTTTGACGAGTATATATTAAAAAATGATACAGTAGTATCAATAAAAATGAATGATTTAATAAAAATATTATCAGTTTATGATAAATATGAGTCATTAACGGTATCATATATATTGGAAGAAGATGATTCAGTGAATATAATATTTGAGAATTATGAAAAAAATGATTCTCCTCCTGTTCTTGTTCCTGCAGTAAAAAAAAGAAGAAAAAAAATAGAAAATGAAAATATTGATCAAGAGATGAATAAATTAACAGAAAAGATGAGTGAAATAACAATAAAAAAGGCAAATGAGACAATATCGTTTGTATTGAATCCAGTAGAAGTAGAATGTGAAATATTAGGAATACCGGAAGAAGAATATTCAACAGTGGTTGAGATGAGTTCAAATAAATTTACTGATGTGTTGAAGCAATTATCAATATTTGATACAGACATATTTAATATAAATGTGTCGTATAATAATGAGACAATTGAATTTAATACATATTCGGATCATTGTAAAGAAACAAAGATTATTTTATCGAATGATATATTGGATAAATTTGAGATTAATTCAGATATTAATATTAATTTATCATTTAAATTTATAAATATGTGTATAAGTAATAAAATAACGGATAAAATAAGAATATCAATTAATCCAAATCAGCCGATAAATATTAAATATTTGTTTAAACAAAATTATATTGATTTAGTATGTTTCATTGCTCCAAAAATAGATGATGATGATACAAGTTAAAAAGATAAAATATAAAATATGTAACATGGAAGAATACGAAGATATATATCATCCAACAAATACAACAACATTGTGTGTAGAAGAAAAAAGGGAAAAAAAGGAAATAAAAAAAGGAGAATATAAAAAAAAAATAAAAACAGAAAATGGAAACAAAACAATAAAAATATATGAAAGTAGTTTATGTGGAAAAATAAGAAATGCCGTATCAGGAATGTATTATGATTACAAAGTAGGAAGTAATGATGAATACAATTTTTTTTCAGTAATAATGGCAACTGGTGAATATAATACAAAAACAGGTATATTATTATTTTATAATCATCCAGAAGAATACGAAGAACATTTTTGTAATAAATTAAAAGATGACATAAAAATAAAATGGTATAATAGACAAATAAAAAATGTATAATAAATTATATAAATAATGTCAAAGAATGCATCATCTTATTCAAAATATTTAAATGACAAAAAATGTTGTAATTATTTAAGTCAAGTGAGTTGTATTGGTCAAACTGGTCCAACAGGTGTTGCAGGATATGGTATACAGGGTGATACAGGTCCAACAGGTGAATCAATAACTGGTCCAACTGGTCCATCAAGTTCAATAACGGGTCCAACTGGTTCAAAATCATTTATAATAGATCATCCAATATATCCAAAAACAAAATATTTGGTGCATATGTGTTTAGAAGGTCCAGAGGCAGGAGTATTTTATCGTGGAGAATCAAAAATAGGTGATGGGAATAAGACGGAGATTGAATTGCCAAATTACGTTTCTCATTTTTCGTCAAATTTTAGTGTATTTGTGTCTGCAAAAAATAATTTTAATTTATTTTCAGTATCATTGGTTGATGAAAGTGGAAAATTTACGGTATATAGTAATGGGATTGGAGAATTTTATTGGATAGTATATGGAACAAGAAAAAATTGTGAATTTGAGGTTGAACCAAATAAAAAGGATATAATATTACGAGGTGATGGTCCTTATTTGTATTATGATAAAAAAAATTGAAATAATATAAAAATAAAATAAGAATAAATATAATGGAATATAATATATATGATTTTGAATTATTGAAAACGATTCCAAATATGATTTATAATATGGAAGAGGAAGATGAAAAAGAAAATAAAAAAGAAAAGGATGAATTTATAGTGCAATTATTTGGTATAAATGAAAAAGGAAAAACATGTTCAATAATTGCAAAAGGGTTTAAGCCATATTTTTATATAAAAATACAAGAAAATTGGAAAATAAAAGAAATTGAATTATTTAAATTAAAATTGAAAAAACGGATATCAAATTATTATTATGAAATGATTACTGCAATAAAAAGGGTTGAAATGGGTAATTTATATGGATTTGATAATAAAAAAAAACATCCATTTCTATTTATTCAGTTTGAAAATATGTCATGTTTTAATAAAGTAAAAAATTGTTGGAATGGAGGACAAATTTATGAAAATACAAAAATATACGAAGATTTTATTCCACCATTGTTTCGTTTTTTCCATATAACTCAAATAACTCCGTCTGGATGGATTAAACTTCCAATGAATAAAACAACAGAATTGGTTGATAAAATGACAATATGTGATTACGAATATATTATTCAATATAAAAATATAATTGCATTGAATAATAAAAATACAATTGTTCCATATAAAATATGTAGTTTTGATATAGAGGCAAGTAGTTTTGACGGAGGTTTTCCGTTGCCTTTTAAAAATTATCAAAAATTTGGTGAATTTATATTAAAAAATTCATTTTCATCAATAAATGAATTATTTAATATTATGGTTGAAGGATTTAAAACAGTTGTAAAAACAAAAAACCATTTTGATTTAAATAAAATATTTGAATTATGGTTAAATTCAAAATTAAACTGTTTTAAACAAAAATATTTATTAATATCATCATTATTTCACAATGAAAGTGATGAAGATGACGAAAATGAAAATGAATATGAATATGAATACAAAAAAGCAAATAAAGAAAAATTAAATGAAAATTACACAGTAAAAGAATTATTATTTGACGATAAATTGAGTGATGAATATAAATTACCATTTATTGTGTCATCATTGGATTATTATTTTCCAAAAATAGAGGGAGATAAAACAACATTTATTGGGACAACATTTATGAGATATGGTGAAAATAATCCATATTTAAGTCATTGTTTTGTGTTGAATGATTGTGAAAAGGATATTCAATCAGACATAATAATAGAAACATGTAAAACAGAAAAAGAATTATTATTAAAATGGCAAAAATTTATTCAAAAAATGAATCCAGATATAATAATTGGATACAATATTTTTGGTTTTGATTATAAATTTTTATATCATAGGGCAAAAGAGTGTGATTGTTTGGAAGATTTTTTAAAATTATCAAAAAATAGAAATGAAATATGTTGGAATAAAGATAAAGAATTGGAACATTTTACAAATGTTTTACAAACTGGAACATATGAATTAGATTATATAAAAATGACTGGAAGAATACAGATTGATATGTATTTTTATTTAAGAAAATATTGTCCAGGATTGCCGTGTTATAAATTAGATGACACATCAGGAATATATTTGGGTGATTTTGTTAAATCAGTCAATGGAAATTTTATAAAAACAAAAAATATGAATGGATTAAATATCGGTTCTTTTATAAAATTTGAAATTATTTCTCATTCAAATGAATATTATAATAATGGACAAAAATATTTGGTGTCAAATATAATATTAAAAGAAGGATTTGAAATACAAAGTAATGAAATTTTTAATTTTAAAGATAAAAAAGTAAGATGGTGTTTAGCAAAAGACGATGTTCCACCAAGTGAAATATTTAAAATGACAAATGGAACAAATAAAGATCGTTTTACAGTTGCAAAATACTGTGTTCAAGATTGCAATCTTGTTCAATATTTGGTTAATAAATTAAATGTTATTACTGAATTAAATGAAATGGCAAAATTAATGTCTGTTCCATTGTCTTTTTTAATAATTAGGGGACAAGGAATAAAGTTAACTGGATACATGTCTAAAAAATGTAGAGAAAAAGGAATATTAATGCCGTCTTTAATAAAAAATGATAAAAAAGAAAAATATGAGGGTGCCATTGTTTTAGAACCAAAATGTGGTCTTTACTTGACTGATCCCATATCTGTGGGAGATTTCATGTCCTTGTATCCTTCATCTGCAATCAGTGAAGGAATATCAATGGATAGCAAAGTTTGGACAAAAACATTTGATTTATACGGAAATTTAATATCTTGTATCGGAAATTTAGAATACGATAATTTACCAAATATTGAATACATTGATATATCTTTTGATAATTTTAAATATGTCGACAATGGCAAAAAAAATCCCGATAAAATTAAATGCGGATTCAAAACTTGTAGATATGCACAAATAAATGATTCCATTATTCCATCAACTTTAACCGAATTATTAGTCGCAAGAAAAAATGTAAAAAATATGATTAAATCTTGTGATGATGAATTTATGAAAAAAGTATTGGATGCCAGACAATTGGCTATTAAATTAACTGCAAACTCAATTTATGGACAAACTGGCGCATCAACAAGCACTTTTTATGATATTGATGTCGCATCTTCAATTACCGCAACTGGAAGATTATTATTAACTTATGCAAAAAAAATTGTTGAAGAATGTTATAATGGTGTTTATGTTCAAACAAAGAAATATGGAGAAATATTTGTTATTTCTCAATATATTTATGGAGATACGGATTCTGTGTTTTTCTTATTTAAAATGAAATGTGGCAATGAAACTATTGTTGGTAAAAAAGCATTGGAAATTTCAATTGAAATTGCAAAAGAAGCGACCAATTTAGTTTCCATGTTTTTAAAACCACCACATGATTTTGAATATGAAAAAACATTTTATCCGTTTTTCCTATTTTCAAGAAAAAAATATGTCGGAGTTAAATACGAAAATGACATTGATGATTGTGAATTAAAAAGTATGGGAAATCCATTAAAAACAAGAGGATACTGTCCAATTGTTAAAGATGTCTATGGAGGAATTATTGATATTCTTTTTAATGAAAAAAATATCCAAAAATCATTGGATTATTTAAATTCATCTTTACATTATATTGTAAAAGGTGATTATAATATTAATAAATTAATAATGACATCATCTTTACGTTCATTTTATGCATATCCAGAAAGAGTTAAACATAAAGTTTTGGCCGATAAAATTGCCAAACGAGACCCAGGAAATGCACCAAAATCCGGTGACAGAATATCATTTATTTATATTATAAATAATTCATCAAAATTATTGGGAAATAAAATTGAAACTGTTGACTTTATTAAAAAAAATTCAATACCAATTGATTATAATTATTATGTTATGAATCAATTATTTAAAGCATTGTCTCCATTGTTTGGATTAATTATCGAACAAATTTGGACTTTGAAAAAAAAACCGGGAAATATTATTCAATATAAAAAAGATATCAATAATATTATTAAAGAATATACACAAAAATACAAAAATATTAAAAATGATGATGACTTATATGATTTTATTGATAAAAAAAAAAGAGAATTTACTGCTAAATGTATTAAATCTTTATTGTTTGATAATTTTGCATTAAAAAATATTGATAAACAATCAAGTATTTCATCCTTTTTCAAAAAATCATAAACCTTGTGTATTACTTTTAATTACAAATAATGATTCAACATTTTTTTTACATGGCAAAAAATATTCAATGTTTTTATTTATTTCTTGAAAATATAAAACACCCTTGTAATCTACAACATTATCTTCATCTTGTTTTATATATTTATTAAATATTTCCTTCAACTCTTTTATAAAATAACATAAATTTTCATTATACAAATTTATAATTGTTCCATTCGGACATTTATAATTTTTTAATTTATTTACTATTTCTAAAACAATTTTCAATCTTTCCATTTTATTATTATACATTTATATATTTTGACATTTTATTTTATTTACATTCAAACGGATATTCTGGATTTGGAATCTTGTAATTACTTGTAAATAAATACAAAATCGGTATTAATACTAATGTATATACCCATCCAAATGTAGTTCCTATTGTTACAAAAAAATTAATCAATAATAATATAATCGGTATTATAAACTTGTATTTTAATATATTTGTTAAAAATGACCAATAAGTAAAATTTTCATTCAACTTATTTATTATATAAAAAAAATAAATCATTGTTACCAAACCAACAATCGGAATTCCAAAAATTAAAAAACAAACTATATAAAATAATAACCAAATTTTATCAAACATATTCCAATCTTTTTCAAAACATAATATTTTTATTGGCACTTTTACTATTGCCACCAAATATGATATTATACTTATTATTATAATTAATATTATGTTAAATGTTAATGATATAAATAATATAATTATTGACACAAATTCCCATCCTTTTTCCTTGAAATTTAACTGTTTTAATATCCAAAATATCGGATTTATTGTTTCCTTTATTATTGATTTAAAATAATGTTGAAACATATTATTATTTGTTGACTCACTTAACCATTTTATATACCAATCATTATTTGCGTCATATTTTATAAATTCATTATTCCATATACATTCACCAGTCTCCAATATTTTTGTTATTTTGGGATCAATTGGTGTATCCGTAAAAATTGAAAATATATTTGAATCCGATAATCTCGATAAATATAAAATATATGTTCCAATTATTATCGAACCAATTAATGTCATTATTTTTATTCCAATTTTTTCTATAAATGTTTTCCATTTATTTTCTTCATTATTTGTTCCCATTATAATATATGTCTTTTCTTTTATGTTTTATCATTATCCTTTTTATCATTTTATTTTCTCTTTATTTTAAAGAATCCTTTGTCGATATTGGTTCATCTTTAACAAATCATAATGTTAATATGCCCCTTAATACTACTTTTGAATGCCAAAATAAATGTAGTTCACAAAATAAATGTTATTTAACCGGAACACAATGCCAAAGTGATATTGATTGTTTCGGATGTCACCCATTTATAAAAATAAAAAAATATAATAATTTCTACGTCAAACCACTCAATGATTCCGGAAAAATGTCTTTTTATTTTCCCAATTATTCCACTTTAACATCAGATATTGGATCCAAATCTAAATTATTTGTCAAAAATCCAGTTGCATTAATGACACCTTTACAAGGATATTTTACACAAGATCCCACATCACCCATTCCAGCAAATGGATATTTAATAAAATAGTTAAAAATTACAAAAGAATGAAAAATATTATCAAGTTTGTGGCAAATTTTATGCATTTCTGTGCCTCCGGCACTTTTTGGCATCGATTTTGCCAAGGTTCGGATAATTAATCCCCCCCCAAATATTTTTATTTTTTACAATTTTACCAAAAGAATGAAAAATATTATTCAACAATTTATTTTTATTTTTCGTAAAAATTGCAAAAGAATGTAAAATATTATCAAGTTTATGGCAGATTTGATGCAACACCAGTGCCGTAGGCACTTTCTGGCATCGATTTTGCCAAGGTTCAGATAATTAATCCCCCCAAATATTTTTATTTTTTACAATTTTTCCAAAAGAATGAAAAATATTATTCAACAATTTATTTTTATTTTTCGTAAAAATTGCAAAAGAATGTAATATATTATCTAACAATTTATTTTTATTTTTTACAATTTTTCCAAAAGAATGAAAAATATTTTTCAACAATTTATTTTTGTAAAAATTGCAAAAGAATGAAAAATATATTATCTAACAATTTATTTTTATTTTTTACAATTTTTCCAAAAGAATGAAAAATATTATCTGACAATTTATTTTTATTTTTGTAAAAATTGCAAAAGAATGTAAAATATTATCTAACAATTTATTTTTATTTTTTACAATTTTTCCAAAAGAATGAAAAATATTATCTGACAATTTATTTTTATTTTTGTAAAAATTGCAAAAGAATGAAAAATATTATCCAACAATTTATTTTTATTTTTGTAAAAATTGCAAAAGAATGAAAAATATTATCCAACAATTTATTTTTATTTTTTACAATTTTTCCAAAAGAATGAAAAATATTATTCAACAATTTATTTTTATTTTTGTAAAAATTGCAAAAGAATGAAAAATATTATTCAACAATTTATTTTTATTTTTGTAAAATTTGCAAAAGAATGAAAAATATTATTCAACAATTTATTTTTATTTTTGTAAAAATTGCAAAAGAATGAAAAATATTATTCAACAATTTATTTTTATTTTTCTAAAAATTGCAAAAGAATGAAAAATATTATCCAACAATTTATTTTTATTTCCGTAAAAATTGCAAAAGAATGAAAAATATTATCTAACAATTTATTTTTATTTTTCTAAAAAATATAAATTCGTAAAAAATAATTATCAAGTTTGTGGCAGATTTGATGCAACACCAGTGCCGTAGGCACTTTCTGGCATCGATTTTGCCAAGGTTCGGATAATTAATTGCCCCAAAATATTTTTATTTTTTACAATTTTTCCAAAAGAATGAAAAATATTATCCAACAATTTATTTTTATTTTTGTAAAAATTGCAAAAGAATGAAAAATATTATCCAACAATTTATTTTTACTTTTGTAAAAATTGCAAAAGAATGAAAAATATTATCCAACAATTTATTTTTACTTTTATAAAAATTGCAAAAGAATGAAAAATATTATCTGACAATTTATTTTTATTTTTCTAAAAATTGCAAAAGAATGAAAAATATTATCCAACAATTTATTTTTACTTTTGTAAAAATTGCAAAAGAATGAAAAATATTATCCAACAATTTATTTTTACTTTTATAAAAATTGCAAAAGAATGAAAAATATTATCTGACAATTTATTTTTATTTTTCTAAAAATTGCAAAAGAATGAAAAATATTATCTGACAATTTATTTTTATTTTTCTAAAAATTGCAAAAGAATGAAAAATATTATCCAACAATTTATTTTTACTTTTATAAAAATTGCAAAAGAATGAAAAATATTATCTGACAATTTATTTTTATTTTTCTAAAAATTGCAAAAGAATGAAAAATATTATCTGACAATTTATTTTTATTTTTCTAAAAATTGCAAAAGAATGAAAAATATTATCCAACAATTTATTTTTACTTTTGTAAAAATTGCAAAAGAATAAAAAATATTATCTGACAATTTATTTTTATTTTTCTAAAAATTGCAAAAGAATGAAAAATATTATCCAACAATTTATTTTTATTTTTTACAATTTTTCCAAAAGAATGAAAAATATTATCCAACAATTTATTTTTACTTTTATAAAAATTGCAAAAGAATAAAAAATATTATCTGACAATTTATTTTTATTTTTCTAAAAATTGCAAAAGAATGAAAAATATTATCCAACAATTTATTTTTATTTTTTACAATTTATCCAAAAGAATGAAAAATATTTTTCAACCATTTATTTTTATTTTTCTAAAAATTGCAAAAGAATGAAAAATATTATTCAATAATTTATTTTTACTTTTCTAAAAATTGTCAAAAGAATGAAAAATATTTTTCAACAATTTATTTTTACTTTTATAAAATTGTCAAAAGAATGAAAAATATTTTTCAACAATTTATTTTTACTTTTATAAAAATTCTCAAAAAAATGAAAAATATTATTCAATAATTTATTTTTATTTTTCTAAAAATTGCAAAAGAACATAAAATATTATCTGACAATTTATTTTTATTTTTGTGAAAAATAATTATCAAGTCTGTGGCAAATTTTATGCAACACCAGTGCCGTAGGCACTTTCCTGCATCGGTCTTGCCAAGGTTCGGACAATTAATTGCCCCAAATATTTTTATTTTTGTAAAATTGTCAAAAGAATGAAAAATATTATTCAACAATTTATTTTTATTTTTATGAAATTTGCAAAAGAATGAAAAATATTTTTCAACAATTTATTTTTATTTTTGTAAAATTTGCAAAATAATGTAAAATATTATCCAACAATTTATTTTTACTTTTATAAAAAATATAAATTCGTAAAAAATAATTATCAAGTTTGTGGCAAATTTTATGCAACACTGGTGCCGGAGGCACCCTGGCATTGATTTTGCCAAAGTTCGGATAATGAAGTCAACAATTTATTTTTATTTTTGTAAAATTTGCAAAAGAATAAAAAATATTATCTGACAATTTATTTTTATTTTTGTAAAATTTACAAAAGAATACAAAAAAAATAAAAATTACCATGCTTCTAATTTTTCATCTAAATCATCATCTTCCGTCAATTTATACAAATAACTTGGATGATATATCTTTTTTATTATTCTTTCTCTTATTTTCCATAATCTTTCTTTATATTTTAAACAATAATACAAATACCGAAAATTATTCCAGATTTTAATGTTTTTTTTTAAAATGTTTAAAATATCGTGACGTATTATATGGTATATTGGATTATTGGAACAATAACAATATTTTAATTTTTCATTCAATACCGGCAATGATGTTAATTCATTATTAGCACAATATAATAATTCTAATTGTTTGTTTAAAACAGGTAATGATCTTAATTTATTCTCATCACAATATAACTCCATTAAATTTTCGTTTAAAACAGGTAATGATACTAATTCATTATTAGCACAATATAACTTTATTAAATTTTTGTTTAAAACAGGCAATGATGTTATTTTATTATAAGAACAATCAAAATGTGTTAAATTTTCGTTTAAAACAGGTAATGATATTAATTGATTATTATTACAACATAAAATTGTTAAATTTTTAAATCTTGACAAGTCCGGTAAATATTTTAAATCCTTATATGATACATCTATTGTTCCAACATCGTCTGGCAATGAATTTAAATATTCTTCAATATTAAACTCCATTATATTTTTTATAATATTTTATTTCATTTTATTTTTTTATTTCATTTTTTTTATTATTAAAAAAAAATAAAATATTTCGTAAATTAAATATCAAGTTTGTGGCAAATTTAATGCAACACCGGTGCCTACGGCACCTTCTGGCATCGATCTTGCCAAAGTTCGGATAATAGAGAGTCAACAATTTATTTTTACTTTTATAAAATTTTGCAAAAGAATAAAAAAATAAAAATTACCATTTTTCTAATTTTTCGTCCAAATCATCCTCTTCTGTCAAATTATACAAATAACTTGGATGATATCTTTTTTTTATTATTGGTTCCATTATTTTCAAAAATTTTTTTCTATATTTTAAACAATAATACAAATACCGAAAATTATTCCATATTTTAATGTTTTTTTTAAAAATATTAAAATTATTGTTATATATTATACTGGATATTGGATTATTAGAATAATAACAATGTTTTAAATTTTCATTTAAAACTGGAAATGATGTTAAATCATTACTAATACAATATAAAATTTTTAGTTCTTTATTTAAAACAGGTAGTGATGTTAATTTATTATTGGCACAAAATAATTCTATTAAATTTTTGTTTAAAACTGGTAATGATGTTATTATATTATAAGAACAATCTAAACTTATTAATTTTTTCTTTAAGATAGGTAATATCGTCAAATTATTACTATGACAATCCAAACATTCTAAATTATCCGGTAAAATAGGCAATGATGTTAATTGATTATTAGAACATTTTAAATACTTTAAACATTTAAATCTTGATAATTCCGGCAAATATTTTAATTTTTTATTTGATACATTAATTTTTTCAACCTTATCCGATAATGAATTCAAATATTTTTCAATATCAAATTCTATCATTTTTATTATTATATTCAAAATATTTATTTCATTTTTTTTGCTTAAATAAATAATATATTACATAAGTATCAAGTTTGTGGCAAATTTTATGCAACACCAGTGCCAGAGGCACCTCCCGGCATCGATCTTGCCAAAGTTCGGATAATTAATTGCCCCAAATATTTTTACTTTTATAAAAAATTATCCAACAATTTTTCAAAAAAAAATAAATTATTACCATTTTTCTAATTTTTCATCCAAATCATCATCTTCCGTCAATTTATACAAATAATTTGGATGATATCTCTTTTTTATTATCGGTTCCATTATTTTAAAAAATCTTTTTTTGTATTTCAAACAATTACATAAATGTATAAAATTGTTCAATATTTTAACGTTTTTTTTTAAAATGTCGAAATTATTGTTATTTATTATGTGGTATATTGAATTATTACTAAAAATACAAATTTTTAAATTTTCATTAAAAACTGGTAATGATGTTAATTCATTATTTTGACAATATAAAATTTCTAAATTTTCATTCAAAACAGGTAATGATGTTAATTGATTATTAAGACATTCTAACTTATTTAATTGTTTATTTAAAACAGGCAATGACATTAATAAATTGTAAGAACATTCTAAACTTATTAAATTTTCGGGTAAAACGGGCAATGATATTAATTGATTAAAATTACAATGTAACATTTTTAATTTTTCATTCAAAACTGGTAATGATATTAATTGATTAAAACTACAATATAATTCTCTTAAATTTTCATTTAATACAGGTAATAATGTTAATTGATTACCGTAACAAACTATTTTTTCTAATTTTTCATTCAATGTCGGTAATAATGTTAATTGATTATTACCACAACATATCTCTGTTAAATTTTCATTCAACATAGGTAATGATGTTAATTGATTATTATCACAATATAAATATTCCAATTTTTCATTCAAAACAGGTAATGATGTTATTTTATTATAAGAACAATATAATTGTGTTAAATTTTTATTCAATGCCGGTAATGATGTTAATTGATTATTATCACAATATAATAACATTAAATTTTCATTCAACACAGGTAATGATGTTAATTGATTATTATTACAAAATAAATGGTATAAGTTTTTAAATCTTGATAATTCTGGTAAATATTTTAAATTTTTATTTGATACATCTATTTTTTTAACATCGTCCGGTAATGAATTCAAATATTTTTCAATATCAAATTCTATCATTTTTATTATTATATTCAAAATATTTATTTCATTTTTTTTACTTAAATAAATAATATATTACATAAGTATCAAGTTTGTGGCAAATTTTATGCGACACCGGTGCCTACGGCACCTCCCGGCATCGATCTTGCCAAAGTTCGGATAATAGAGAGTCAAGAAATTATTTTTATTTTTGTAAAATTTTGCAAAAGATTAAAAAAATAAAAATTACCATTTTTCTAATTTTTCGTCCAAATCATCCTCTTCTGTCAAATTATACAAATAACTTGGATCATATCTCTTTTTTATTATTGGTTCCATTATTTTCAAAAATATTTTTCTATATTTTAAACAATAATACAAATACCGAAAATTATTCCATATTATTATGTTTTTCTTTATTATATTTAGGTCATAATCATATATTATATCGTATATTGGATTACCATAAATATATAAATCTTTTAAATTTTTAGATAAAATAGGAAATGATCTTAATTGATTATTGCAACAATATAATATTTCTAAATTATCAGGCAAAACCGGCAACGACGTTAATTGATTTGAAGCACAATATAACATTTTTAAATTTTCAGGTAAAACAGGCAATGACCTTAATTGATTATTGATAAAATTTAAACTTGTTAAATTTTCGGGTAAAACAGGCAATGATATTAATTGATTATTACCACAACATATATCTGTTAAATTTTCATTCAAAACTGGTAATGATGTCAAATTATTATTATGACAATATAAACTTTTTAAATTTTCAGGTAAAACAGGTAATGATGTTAACTGATTATAAGAACAATATAACATTTTTAAATTTTTGTTTAAAATAGGTAATATTGTTAATTGATTATTGTCACAAAATAACTCTATTAAATATTTAGGTAAAATAGGCAATGATGTCAAATTATTATTAAAACAATATAAGTATATTAAAATATTAGGTAAAACTGGTAATGACGTTAATTTATTGTTATAACAATGTAATATTTTTAAATTTTTATTTAAAATAGGCAATAACGTTAATTGATTATTATTACATTCCAAACATTCTAAATTATCCGGTAAAACTGGTAATGATGTCAAATTATTAATTGAACAATTTAAATTTGTTAAATGTTTAAATCTTGATAATTCCGGCAAATATTTTAATCCTTTATTTGATACATCTATTTTTTGAACATTGTCCGGCAATGAACTCAAATATTCTTCAATATCAAATTCTATCATTTTTATTATTATATTCAAAATATTTATTTCATTTTTTTTATAGGTTACTTTTTTGAAAAAAATATAAAATAAATTATATTTCATATAAAAAACATTCGTCAATTATTTGAACACTAATGTCATGTGAATACCATCCATTATGATAATTATATAACATTATGTCAAAATTTTTATAGTCCGTTGTTTTAAATATAAAATTAATTACCTTACCTTTAATAAAATTATCATCTACATTATTGTTAACATAAACCTTTATTGTTCTAATTTTTGCTCCAATTAAATTATTGTCGGATTTTTTATTAATAAAATATCCAAATTCTTCACAACAACGCCGTTCATTACTGATTTTTAAAACTATTTTTTTGTCATTTTTAAGTGTTATAACATAACCACCCCAATGTGACAAATCATTTAATTCAATAATATTGACAATTTCTTTGTTTGCTAGAATAAATTCTTCGTTATTTAAATCTTTAATATCATAGTTAGTCGTCATTTTTTACAATAAATTTTAATACTCATTTCATTTTTTTCATATTTTTGGCTCATAAAATAAAATGTTCTGTAAATTAATTATCAAGTCTGTGGCAAATTTTATGCAACACCAGTGCCAGAGGCACCTTCTCGGCATCGATCTTGCCAAAGTTTGGATAATTTATTGCCCCAAATATTTTTACTTTTCATAAAAATTGCAAAAGAATCAAAAAAGAATAATTACCATTCCCCCAATTTTTCGTCCAAATCATCCTCTTCCGTCAAATTATACAAATAACTTGGATGATATCTCTTTTTTATTATTGGTTCCATCATTTTCAAAAATCTTGTTTTGTATTTTAAACAATAATACAAATAACGAAAATTATTCAACGTTTTTATATTTTTTTTTAAAATGTCAAAATTATTGTTATGCAGCATTATATGACTTATAGGATTATTAAAATAACATAAATATTTTAAATTTTCATTTAAAACCGGAAATGACGTTAATTCATTATTGTAACAAGTTAACATTTCTAATTCTTTATTTAAAACAGGTAATGATTTTAATTGATTACTAAAACATTCTAACCTTTTTAATTTTCTATTTAAAATTGGCAATGATGTTAAATAATTTGAATGGCATTCTAAACTCATTAAATTTTCGGGTAAAATAGGCAATGATCTTAATACATTTGAATTACAATATAATTTTTTTAATTCTTTATTTAATACTGGTAATGATATTATTTTATTATAACTACAATTTAAGTATGTCAAATTTTTATTTAAAACCGGCAATGATGTTAAATGATTGCTACAACAAGTTAATTCTTCTAATTTTTCATTCAATATTGGTAATGACGTTAATAAATTATTCATACAATTTATTTCTCTTAAATTTTCATTTAAATCCGGCAACGATGTTAATTGATTATAAACACAATTTAAACTTTCTAATTGTTTGTTTAATACAGGTAATGACGTTAATTGATTATTAGAACATTGTAAAATTATTAAATTTTCGGGTAAAACTGGTAATGATGTTAAATTATTATCCGAACAACCTAAATTTGTTAAATGTTTAAATCTTGATAATTCCGGCAAATATTTTAATCCTTTATTTGATACATCTATTTTTTCAACATCGTCCGGTAATGAATTCAAATATTCATCAATATTAAACACCATTATATTATTTATAATATATTCAAAATATTTATTTCATTTTTTTACTTAAATAAATAATATATTACATAAGTATCAAGTCTGTGGCAAATTTTATGCAACACCAGTGCCAGAGGCACCTTCTCGGCATCGATCTTGCCAAAGTTCGGATAATGGAGTCACACAATTTATTTTTACTTTTATAAAATTTTGCAAAAGAATAAAAAAAGAATAAAAATATTATCCGACAATTTTTCAAAAAAAAATAAATTATTACCATTTTTCTAATTTTTCATCCAAATCATCCTCTTCCGTCAATTTATACAAATAACTTGGATGATATCTCTTTTTTATTATTGGTTCCATTATTCTCAAAAATATTTTTCTATATTTCAAACAATAATACAAATACCGAAAATTATTCCAGATTTTTATATTATTTTTCAAAATATTAAAATTATTATTATATATTATTTCATATATCGAATTTCCAAAAAAGGTCAAATCTTTTAATTTTTCAGGTAAAATAGGCAATGATGTTAATTGATTATCATAACAAGATAAATCTCTTAAATTATCTGGTAAAATAGGCAATGATGTTAATTCATTATCATGACAAAATAATATTTTTAAATTTTTTGGTAAAATAGGTAATGATGTTAATTTATTATTAGAACAATATAACTTTATTAAATTATCGGGTAAAACAGGTAATGATGTTAATTGATTTTTAGAACAATATAACTCTATTAAATTATCAGACAAAATAGGCAATGACCTTAATTGATTTCCATAACAATGTAATATTTCTAAATTATCAGGTAAAATATCTAATGATGTTAATTGATTACTGTGACAATCCAATAATCCTAAATTATCAGGTAAAACAGGTAACAATGTTAATTGATTATTATTACATAATAAATATATTAAACGTTTAAATCTTGATAAATCTGGTAAATATTTTATTTTTTTGTAATATAACTCAATTATTTTAACATCGTCTCGCAATGAATTCAAATATTTTTCAATATTAAATTCTGCCATTTTTATTATTATATTCAAAATATTTATTTCATTTTTTTACTTAAATAAATAATATATTACATAAGTATCAAGTCTGTGGCAAATTTTATGCAACACCAGTGCCAGAGGCACCCTGGCATCGATCTTGCCAAGGTTCGGATAATTAATTGCCCCAAATATTTTTACTTTTGTGAAATTTGCCAAAAATTAAAAAAGAATAAAAATATTATCCAACAATTTTTCAAAAAAAAATAAATTATTACCATTCTCCTAATTTTTCATCCAAATCATCCTCTTCCGTTAAATCATACAAATAACTTGGATGATATCTCTTTTTTATTATTGATTCCATCATTTTCAAAAATCTTGTTTTGTATTTTAAACAATAATATAAATGTCGAAAATTATTCCAAATTTTTATATTTATCTTTATTTTATTTATATTATTTTTATTTATTATTTCATGTATTGGATTATCATGAAATAACAATTGTTTTAATTTTTTAGGTAAAAATGGTAATGATGTTAATTTATTATTGTAACAATATAATAGTCCTAAATTTTTAGGTAAAACTGGCAATGACGCCATTTGATTACCAGAACAATTTAACCCCATTAATTTTTTTGGTAAAACTGGCAATGATGTTAAATTATTATTACCACAATATAATTATGTTAAATTTTCTTGTAAAATAGGTAATGACGTTATTTGATTACTAGAACAATTTAACTTTATTAATTTTTTAGGTAAAACTGGCAATAATGTTAATTGATTATCATAACAAGATAAATCTCTTAAATTTTCTTGTAAAATAGGTAATGATGTTAATTCATTATTACTACAATATAATATTTCTAAATTTTCGGGTAAGACTGGTAATGATGTTAATTGATTATCATTACAATATAAATTTTCTAATTTTTTAGGTAAAATAGGTAATGATGTTAATTCATTATTAGAACAATGTAATATTCGTAAATTTTCGGGTAATACAGGTAATAATCTTAATTCATTATTATAACAATATAGCTTTTCTAATTTTTTAAATCTTGATAAATCCGGCAAATATTTTATTAGTTTATATGATACATTAATTACAATAACATCATCCGGTAATGAATCTAAATATTCTTCTATTACAGACTTTGCCATTTTTTTTTACATCAATACAAAATATTCATTTCAATTTTTTTTGATCAAAAAAATAAAATTATTACCATTCCCCCAATTTTTCATCCAAATCATCCTCTTCCGTCAATTTATACAAATAATTCGGATGATATCTCTTTTTTATTATCGGCTCCATCATTCTCAAAAATCTTTTTCTATATTTTAAACAATAATATAAATGCCGAAAATTATTCCATGTTTTTATGTTTTTCTTTAATATATTAAAAGTATTTAATTCATTAATATTATTATTATATATTAATCGATAAATTGGATTACCTGAACAATAAATATGTATTAAATTTTCACCTAAACTTGGCAATGATAATAATTGATTATTTGAACATTCTAACCTTTTTAAATATTTAGGTAAAACTGGCAACGATAATAATTGATTATGTGAACAATATAAATATTGTAAATTATTATTTAACACCGGTAATGATCTTAATTTATTTCCAAAACAATTTAAATGTATTAAATTTTCATTTAAAACTGGCAATGATGTTAATTTATTATAACAACAACGTAACTCTTCTAAATTTTTATTTAAAACCGGTAATAACATCAATTGATTAAAAGAACAAGATAACTCTATCAAATTTTCAGGTAAAAAAGGTAACGATGTTAATTTATTGTTTGAACAAGAAAATATTTCTAATGTTTTAGGTAAAAATGGCAACGATGATAATTCATTATCATAACAAGATAATATTCTTAATTTTTTAGGCAAATCAGGTAATAATGTTAATTTATTGTTTGAACAAGAAAATATTTCTAATGTTTTAGGTAAAACTTGCAACGATGATAATTTGTTTTTCGAACAATATAACTCTTTTAATTCTTTAAATCTTGATAAATCCGGTAAATATTCTAAATTTTTACACATTATATCAATTTTTTCAATATCATCTGGCAATGAATCCAAATATTCTTCTATATTAAATTCAGCCATTTTTATTATTATATTCAAAATATTTATTTCAATTTTTTAAAAAAAAAATAAATTATTACCATTCCCCTAATTTCTCATCCAAATCATCCTCTTCCGATAAATCATACAAATAACTCGGATGATATCTCCTTTTTATTACTGGCTCCATCATTCTCAAAAATATTTTTCTATATTTTAAACAATAATACAAATACCGAAAATTATTCCAGATTTTTATTTTTTTATTTATTGTATTAAAACTATAACTACATATTATTTTGAATATTGGATTATTTGTAAAACGTAATTCTTCCAAGTTTTTATTTAAAAAAGGTAATGATGTCAATTGATTATCCATACACCATAATATTTTTAAATTTTCAGGTAAAACTGGCAATGATGTTAAATGATTATAACCACAATCTAACCAACTTAAATTTTTAGGTAAAACCGGCAATGACGTTAATTTATTGTCATGACATTTCAAAGTTATTAAATTTTTAGGTAAAACAGGTAATAATGTCAATTCGTTATTATGACAATCTAAATATTCTAAATTTTCATTTAAAACCGATAATGATGTTAATTCATTATTCGAACAATCCAATGTTTGTAAATTTTTACCTAAAACCGGCAATGACGTTAACTCATTATCACCACAATATAAAGATTGTAATGTTTCATTAAAAAACGGTAATGATGCTAAATTATTATTATAACAATATAAAAATTGTAATTTCTCATTAAAAAACGGTAATGATGTTAAATTGTTATGACAACAATTTAATGATATTAATTTTTCGGGTAAAACTGGCAATGACGTCAATTGATTAAAAGCACAATTTAATTCTATTAATTTTTCAGGTAAAATTGGCAAAGATGTTAATTCGTTGTTATGACAAAATAATTTTTTTAATTCTTTAAATCTTGATAAATCTGGCAAATATGTTATGTATCTATATGATACGTCAATTATTTTGGTATTATTTGGCAATGAATCCAAATATTCTTCTATATTAAATTCATCCATTTTTCTTTTATTAATATTAACATTTATTTCAATTTTTTTGACCAAAAAAAATTATTACCATTCACCTAATTTTTCATCCAAATCATCCTCTTCCCTCAAATCATACAAATAACTTGGATGATATCTCCTTTTTATTAGTCTTTCTCTTATTCTCCATATTCTTTCCTTATATTTTAAACAATAATACAAATATCGAAAATTATTCCAGATTTTTATTTTTTTCTTTATCATATTTATATTAATATCATATTCATATATTATGTTATATATTGGATTATTATAATATCCCAATAATTCTAATTTTTTATTAATGTTTGGAAATGATGCTAATTTATTATTATAACAATATAATATTTCTAAATTTTCCGGTAAAACAGGCAATGATGTTAATTCATTATTTGAACAATTTAAAAATTTTAAATTTTCATTTAAAACCGGTAATGATGCTAATTGATTATTAACACAATATAATATTTTTAATTTTTCGGGTAAAACTGGTAATGATGTTAATTTATTATTAAAACAATATAATATTTTTAATTTTTTGGGTAAAACTGGCAATGATGTTAATTTGTTTTTCGAACAATATAACTCTTTTAATTTTTTAAATCTTGATAAATCTGGTAAATATTCTAAATTTTTACACGTTATATCAATTTTTTCAATATCATCCGGCAATGAATCCAAATATTTTTCAACACTATACTTATTACCCATTTTTTACATTTTTTTTAATTATTCATTTCAATTTTTTTAATTAAAAAAAATAAATTATTACCATTCCCCTAATTTCTCATCCAAATCATCCTCTTCCGATAAATCATACAAATATCTCGGATGATATCTCCTTTTTATTACTGGCTCCATCATTCTCAAATATCTTTTCCTATATTTTAAACTGTCCTAAATGTTGAGGTGTAATATCAAATGTAGGATATTTCTTTTTCATCTCAATTTCTAATTCATTCATAGTAAGTTGTTCGTTTTGTTTTAACAATTCTAACGCAGTTTTCACTTGCGGTTTAGTAATTTTGTAAGATATTGGTTTTCTGTTTCTTCTTGTAAGATTTTTAGAAGTTTCGTATCTCTTTACCCATCGTTGTAATGTAGATTTCTTACAATCAAAAATTTTACAAGTTTTTCTAATATTATCTTTATTATTCAAATAATATTTAACAGCAGAAATTTTATAATCTTCGCTTTTATGCGTCATTCATATAATAAAAAAAGAATAAATATTAACTAATTATTTGTCCCATTTTAAATCTTCAAGGGTGTAAATATGACAATGACGTTAATTTATTATTATAACAATATAATTCTGTTAAATTTTCATTTACACCTTTGGACATTTAAAACGCCGACTTTTGCGTTAGTATATTGTAATTTATTGCCTTTATTATCCATCATATAAACCAAACTTCTTTTTCCAGCGTCACAACCAATAATGGTTCTATCTTTTTGTGTTTCCAATTGTTCTTTAGATAAATCCTCAATATTTTATTTTTAACTTATTTTAGTTAAAAATAGTTAAATAAAAAATTGATTTAGATAAATAATAATGGTATATAATAATATGAGCAAACATACTTGTGAAAAGTGTGGTAAAGAGTTTAAACAAAAGGGACATTACACAACTCATCTAAATAAGAAAAATCCTTGTGTTAATGAATTAAAAATAAAAGAAATTGTTAATAAAGCAGTTGAAGAAAAACTATCAAATATTATTAAACCTGCAATTGAATTAACAATTATAGATGAATATAATGAAAAAACTTTTATGGATAAATATGAATGTGTGGAAAATTCTAAAACTTCATCTCAAACAACTTTAAAATTTGTTGATTTGTTCTGTGGAATTGGTAGTTTCCATTATTCATTTCATAAATTTGGTTGGGAATGTGTAATGTCTTGTGATATTAATAATGCTGTAAAACAGACATATAAAGAAAATTATAACCAAGAACCATTAGGAGATATTACAAAAATTGAACCAAAAGATATTACACCATTTGATATTTTATGTGCGGGATTTCCTTGTCAACCATTTTCTCAATGCGGTCAACATAAAGGGTTTGATGATGAAAGAGGAACATTATTCTTTAATATTATGAAATTTGTTAAATTTCATAAACCAAAAATAATTATTTTAGAAAATGTTCAAGGGCTTTTAGCTCACGATAGTGGGAATACTTTTCAAACCATAAAAACCAAAATTGAAAGCGAAAATTATATTGTCGGGCATAGGGTTTTAACATGTAGTGATTATGGAATACCTCAAATGCGTAAAAGATTATTTATAGTTGGTATTAGAAATGATTTAGAGTTTAAAAACAAAATAAACAATATTTTAAATTTCAAAGAATATGAAAAACAAGTATCACTATCTACTTATTTGGAAAAAAATTTTGAAAAAGAAATAGCATATACAATTCGTTGTGGAGGAAAAAATTCACCTATCAATGACAAACATAATTGGGATGGTTATATTGTTGATGGTCAAGAATATAGATTGACTATAAATGATTGTTTAAAATTACAAGGGTTTGATAGTTCATTTAAATTAAAAGGTAATGTAAGAGAACAATGGAAACAATTAGGTAATACAATTCCAACAATATTTACACAAATTATAGCAAATAATATTAATAAATATTATAGTTAAATTACTTCATCAATCAGATCTTCGAAACTCAATTTAAAAGTTCTATCGTCTTTTGACTTTGGAAAACAAGTTATTATTTTTCTTTGTTCAGTTTCTCTAAATCTAACACTTGAAGGATAATCATTTGATATTGTCAGTAAAATATATTTTGATGGAATATATGTAAAAGACCAATCATCTTGTGTCCATCTTTCTCTGCAAGTAGTCTTACAACTTACAACTATATACTCTGTTATTGATTTACCTACTTCAATATTATTTCCAATTACAAAATCAATAATATGATAACATTTACTTTTTTTTTTATTAAATCCAATAATTATACCATCTTTGCTAATAGTAACATGCCGTTTAAATGGAATATTATGTTTTGTTAATTCTGATACGACAATATTATTTTCTAGAAAGTCACCATTTCCTTGTATATTACTTTGATGCATTGATATAGATTTATTATACAATTCTATAAGCATTTCATCTTGTAGAGGATAAATTAGTTTTAATTCTTCAATAATTTTTTTTAATTTTATTTGTTTATTTTCTTGAATTTTTTGAATTACATATTTATTGTTAAATTCATTTATTTTGTTATCATCCTCAATTATTAATTGCATTTTTTTTTCTTGTTTCTTTACCTTTTTTGTCTTTGAAACAGAAAAGAAAATAACTTCGTTATTCAATTCAGGTGTTGTCTCCATTATATAAGTATTTTATTTCATAACTTGTGAAAAAGCAATTCAATTTTTTATAAATAATTAAATAATATATTCCTAAACATAAGAGCGAAGATTTCAAAATGTCTGCTGTTGAATATTATTTGATCGAAGATGTTTCACAAGAACAAGTATGTAAAATATTTAAGTGTAGTCCAATAAGTTTAATGCGTTGGGTCGAAAAATATGATGAAAAAGGTGAAATTAATAGACACCCAATAGCGTATAAAATTAAACAAAATGAAGTTAAGTTTATACTTTATGAAATTAAAACAATTACTATGAAATATTTATTAGCAAAAGTTTAACACAAATATCCTAATTTTAATATTACAAGAAGACACTTAAATCGTGTAGTTAATGACAACAATATTACATTAAAAATAACAAGAGTTAAACACGAACCAGTTAAAAGATTTGGTAAGGAAATAAATATCAATAGCAAAATTAAAGAATTTTATGATGAAATTAAAAAATATAATATTGATGATATTATTTGTATTGATGAAACCAGTATAAAATCATTAGAAAAACGACATTATTGTTATGGTGAAAAAGGAAAGAGATGTGTAATAAAAACACAATCACAAAAAGTATTTAAAAAATATACAGGAATATTTGCTATTTCAACAAAAGGAGTTTTGGGTTGGCAATTATATGAAAAAAGTGGAATAAATGCAGATAGATTATATGAATTTTTAGAAACATATATAACGAATAAATATAAGGATAAATTAATCATTTTAGATAATGCTAGAGTAGTCATAGAAACGATAAAATAAAAGAATTAGTGAATAAAAATAATAAACTACTTTATGCTGTTCCATATCAACATTTTACAAATAGTATTGAAAATTATTTTAGTATGATGAAAGCAAGATTAAGATAAATAAAAGGTTTAACTCATAGTGAAATATTTCAAATGTGATAAGAAATATTCCGAAAGAATAATATTTAAGGGTGCTTATAATAGAAATGCTGTATATTTAAAAATAAAACAAGAAAAAATAAGAGCAAAAAATAAAGTCGGCGGTTTAAATGTCCAAAGGTGTAAAATAGGCAATGACGTTAATTTATTATAACAACATTTTAACTTTATTAAATTATAATTTAAAACAGGCAACGAAACCAATTTATTATTATCACATATCAACTCTTTTAATTTTTCAGGTAAAACAGGCAATAATGTTAATTGATTATTGCCGCAATATAATATTTCTAATTTTTCATTTAAAATAGGTAATGATGTTAATTTATTATTTTTACAACATAACACTTTTAAATCTTGATAAATCTGGCAAATATTTTATTCCTCTATTCGATACATCAATTTCTTCAAGATCATCTGGCAATGAATTTATATATTTTTCTATATTAGATTCAACCATGTTTTACAATATTTTTAAAATATTCATTTCAATTTTTTCACTAAATTAAAAAAATAAATTATCACCATTCACCTAATTTCGCATCCAAATCATCATCTTCCTCCAAATCATACAAATAACTTGGATGATATCTCTTTTTTATTACTGGCTCCATCATTCTTAAAAATCTTTTTCTATATTTTAAACAATAATACAAATACCGAAAATTATTCCATATTTTTATGTTTTTGTTTATCGCATTTAAATCAGGGTCATATATTATTTCATCTATCGGATTACCAATAAAATTTAATCTTTCTAATTTTTTATTTAAAATAGGCAACGATCTCAGTTTATTTATAAAACACAATAACTCTCTTAATTTTTTATTTAATACTGGTAATGATGTTAATTCATTACAACTACATTTTAACCATAATAAATTTTTATTTAAAATAGGTAACAATATTAGTTGATTATTTGAACAATCTAACATTTTTAATTCTTTTGGTAAATCCAGTAATAATGTTAATTTATTATTTGAACAATGTAACTCTTTTAATTTTTCAGGTAAAACTGGTAATGATGTTAAATTATTATTTGAACATTCTAACATTTCCAATTTTTTTGGTAAAATAGATAATGACATTAATTTATTATTATAACAATATAAATGTTTTAAATTTTCAGGTAAAACCGGTAATGATGTTAAATTATTATTATCACAATATAAATGTTTTAAATTTTTAGGTAAAACTGGTAATAATGTTAATTTATTATTATAACAATATAAATGTTTTAAATTTTTAGGTAAAACTGGTAATGATGTTAATTTATTTTTACCACATTGTAACTTGTTTAAATTTTCTGGCAAAACTGGTAATGATGTTAATTCATTATAATAACAATCTAACTCTTTTAAATTTTCAGGTAAAACTGGTAATGATGTCAATTTATTAATTGAACAATTTAACTCTTTTAAATTTTCTGGTAAAACCGATAATGATATTAATTTATTTCTATTACAAAATAATAATTCTAAATTTTCAGGTAGAACTGGTAATATTGTCAAATTATTTTCTTCACAATGTAATTTTTTAAGTGTTTCAGGCAAAACAGGCAATAACGTTAATTTATTATTTGAACAATTTAATATTTTTAATTTTTTAAATCTTGGTAAATCCGGCAAATAATCTAAATTTTTATATGATACATCAATTTGTTCAACATTATCCGGCAATGAATCCAAATATTCTTCAATATTAAACTTACCCATTTTTTTAAAGAAATAAAATAAAATAAACATTTCATTTTTTTTTAAAAAAATAAATTATTACCATTCACCTAATTTCGCATCCAAATCATCCTCTTCCCTTAAATTATACAAATAACTCGGATGATATCTCTTTTTTATTACTGGCTCCATTATTCTCAAAAATCTTTTTCTATATTTTAAACAATAATACAAATGCCTAAAATTATTCCAGATTTTTATATTTTTCTTTGTTATATTTAAATTATGGTTATGTATTATATCGCATATTGGATTATTATAAAATGACAATCCATTTAATTGTTCATTTAAGTCCGGTAATGATGTTAATTTATTATTAGAACAATCAAATATTGCCAATTTTTCAGGTAAAACTGGTAATGACATTAATACATTATTATAACAATATAATATTTCTAATTTTTCAGGTAAAACTGGTAATGATGTTAATTTATTATCATAACAATATAATCTTCCTAAATATTCAGGTAAAACTGGTAATGATGTTAATTTATTATCATAACAAGATAAATATTTTAAATTTTCTGGTAAAATTGGCAATGATGTTAAATTATTATAACTACAAGATAATATTTGTAATTTTTCAGGTAAAACCGGCAATGATGTCAAATTATTATAACTACAAGATAATGTTTGTAATTTTTCAGGTAAAACCGGCAATGATGTCAAATTATTCTGAGCACAAGATAAATATTTTAAATTTTTAGGTAAAACAGGTAATGACGTTAATTTATTATATTTACAATATAACTCTTTTAAATTTTTAAATTTTGATAAATCTGGTAAATAATTTAAATAATTAAATGACACATCAATTTTATCAACATCATCCGGCAATGAATCTAAATATCTTTCAATATGACCCATTTTTTACAATAACTTTCCAAAATATTCATTTCAATTTTTTTAATTAAAAAAATAAAATATCACCATTCGCCCAATTTTTTATCCAAATTATCCTCTTCCTTCAAATTATACAAATAACTTGGATGATATCTCTTTTTTATTATCGGTTCCATTATCCCAAAAAATCTTTTTCTATATTTTAAACAATAATACAAATACCGAAAATTATTCAACGTTTTTATGTTTTTATTTATTATTTTTAAATCATTGTTATTCAGTATTATGTTATTTATTGGATTTGCAAATATCATCAACTCTTTTAAATTTTCAGGTAAAACTTGTAATAATGATAATTTATTATGAAAACATAATAACACTTTTAAATTTTCGGGTAAAATCGGCAATGATGTTAATTGATTAATAGAACAATTTAATTTTTCTAATTTTTCAGATAAAACTGGTAATGACGTTAATTTATTATTAAAACAATAAAGCTCTTTTAAATTTTTAGGCAAAACTGATAATGATGTTAATTCATTATTCGAACAATTTAAATATTTTAATTTTTCAGGTAAAACTGGCAATAATGATAATTTATTAAAACTACAATATAACTCTTTTAATTTATTAGGTAAAACAGGCAATGATGTTAAATAATTACCACCACAATATAACTTTTTTAAATTTTTAAATCTTGATAAGTCCGGTAAATAATTTAAATTTTTAAATGACACATCAATTATATCAACATCATCCGGTAATGAATCAAAATATTTTTCAACACTACACTTACATCCCATTTTTTTTTACAATAATTTTAAAATATTCATTTCAATTTTTTTAAAAAAAAAATAAATTATTACCATTCCCCTAATTTTTTATCCAAATCATCCTCTTCCTTCAAATTATACAAATAACTCGGATGATATCTCTTTTTTATTATCGGTTCCATTATTCTCAAAAATCTTTTCCTATATTTTAAACAATAATACAAATACCGAAAATTATTCCATGTTTTTATATTTTTCTTTATAATATTTATGTTACTATCATTTATTATTTTATATATCGGATTATCATTAAAATATAATATTTCTAATTTTTCAGGTAAAACAGGCAATGATATTAATTTATTATTAGAACAATATAATGTTTTTAAATTTTCAGATAAAACTGGTAATAATGTTAAATTATTATTAGAACAATATAACTCCTCTGTTAAATTTTTATTTAAAACTGGTAATGATGTTAATTCATTATTTGAACAACTTATTTTTTTTAATTTTTCAGATAAAATTGGTAATGACGTTAATTTATTATTAAAACAATATAGATCTTTTAAATTTTTAGGCAAAACTGGTAATGATGTTAATTCATTATCCGAACAATTTAATTTTTCTAATTTTTCAGGTAAAACTGGTAATGATGTTAATTCATTATTAAAACAATATAACTCTGTTAAATTTTTATTTAAAACTGGTAATGATGTTAAATTATTATTATTACAATATAATACATTTAAATTTTCGGGTAAAACTGGTAATGACGTTAATTTATTATTAAAACAATATAATATATTTAATCGTTCATTTAAATCCGGTAATAATGTTAATTTATTATCATAACATTTTAATATTTCTAATTTTTCAGGTAAAACTGGTAATGACGTTAATTCATTATTCGAACAATTTAAATATTTTAATTTTTCAGGTAAAACTGGCAATGACGTTAATTTATTATAACAACAAGATAACTCTGTTAAATTTTCGGGTAAATTTGGCAATGATATTAATTTATTATAACTACAAAATAACTTTTTTAAATTTTTAAATCTTGATAAGTCCGGTAAATAATTTAAATTTTTATTAAATGCCAAAATAATCGTATCAACATCATCTGGTAATGAATCCAAATATTTTTCAACGCTATTTTTATCTTCCATTTTTTTCACAATAATTTTTAAATATTCATTTCAATTTTTTTCAAAAAAAAATAAATTATTACCATTCCCCTAATTTTTTATCCAAATCATCCTCTTCCTTCAAATCATACAAATAACTCGGATGATATCTCTTTTTTATTACTGGCTCCATTATTCTCAAAAATCTTTTCCTATATTTTAAACAATAATACAAATACCGAAAATTATTCAAAATTTTTATATATTTTTTTATTGTTTTAAAACAATAATTATCTACTATTATCTTATTTATTGGATTATTATAAAAATTTAATTTTTCTAATTTTTCAGGTAAAACTGGTAATGACATTAATTTATTATTAAAACAATTTAATATTTCTAAATTTTCAGGTAAAACTGGTAATGATGTTAAACCATTAAAACTACAATATAATATTTGTAAATTTTCAGCTAAAAACGGCAACGATGTTAAATTATTATTATAAGAACAATCTAATATTTTTAAATTTTTTGGTAAAACGGGTAATAACGTTAAATTATTACCAAAACATTTTAGATATATTAATTTTTCAGGCAAAACTGGTAATAATGTTAATTCATTATTATTACAAGTCAGTATTTCTAATTTTTCAGGCAAAACTGGTAATAATGTTAATTCATTATTATTACAACTCAGTATTTCTAATTTTTCAGGCAAAACTGGTAATGATGTTAATTCATTATTATTACAATTCAATATTTTTAAATTTTCAGGTAAAACTGGTAATGACGTTAATTTATTACATTCACAATTTAATGTTTTTAAATTTTTTGGTAAAATTGGTAATGACGTTAATTCATTATAACTACAACATAACTTTTTTAAATTTTTAAATCTTGATAAATCCGGTAAATAATTTAAGTTTTTATTTGATACGTCAATTTCACTAACATCATCCGCTAATGAATCCAAATATTTTTCGGCGCTATTTTTATTTCCCATTTTTTTACAATAACTTTCCAAAATATTCATTTCAATTTTTTTAGTTAAAAAAATAAATTATTACCATTCCCCTAATTTTTCATCCAAATTATCCTCCTCCTTCAAATCATACAAATAACTCGGATGATATCTCTTTTTTATTATTGGCTCCATTATTCCCAAAAATCTTTTCCTATATCTTAAACAATAATACAAATACCGAAAATTATTCCAGATTTTTATTTTTTTCTTTGTTATATAAAAATTATCACCACGTATTATATCATATATTGGATTATTGGCGCATAATAATATATTTAATTGTTCATTTAAGTCTGGTAATGATGTTAATTTATTATTATGACAATATAATGTTTTTAAATTTTCAGGTAAAATTGGCAATGACATTAATTTATTTAAAGAACAATCTAATATTTCTAATTTTTCAGGTAAAACTGGCAATGACATTAATACATTATAATAACAAGACAATACTTTTAAATTTTCTGGTAAAATAGGTAATGATGTTAATGCGTTATGTTCACAATATAATTTTTCTAATTTTTCTGGTAAAACTGGTAATGATGTCAACTGATTCCGATAACAATATATCCATCCTATTTTTTCAGGCAAAACTGGTAACGATGTTAATTTATTATTAGAACAATATAACTCCACTAAATTTTCAGGTAAAATTGGTAATGATTTTAAATAATTGCCATTACAATATAATTTATTTAAACTTTTAAATCTTGATAAATCTGGTAAATAATTTAAATTATTAAATGACACATCAATTTTATCGACATCATCTGGCAACGAATCCAAATATTTTTCAATATTAAATTTACCCATTTTTTTACATTTTCCAAAATATTCATTTCAATTTTTTCAAAAAAATAAAATTATTACCATTCCCCTAATTTCTCATCCAAATCATCCTCCTCCTTCAAATTATACAAATAACTCGGATGATATCTCTTTTTTATTACTACCTCCATCATTCTCAAAAATATTTTTTTATATTTTATACAATAATACAAATACCGAAAATTATTCAACGTTTTTATTTTTTTCTTTATAATAATTAAATTATCATCATATATTATTTCATATATTGGATTATTATAAAAATATAATATTTCTAATTTTTCAGGTAAAACTGGCAATGATGTTAAATTATTATTATAACAATATAATCTTTCTAAATTTTCAGGTAAAACTGGTAATGATGTTAAATTATTATAACTACAAGATAAATATTTTAAATTTTCTGGTAAAATTGGTAATGATGTTAAATTATTATAACTACAACATAATGTTTGTAATTTTTCAGGTAAAACTGGTAATGATCTTAAATTATTAAATGACACGTTAATTTCATCAACATCGTCCGGCAATGAATCCAAATATTTTTCAACATTATTTTTATTTCCCATTTTTTCACAATAATTTTTAAAATAAATATTTCAATTTTTTTAGAAAAAACAAAAAAAAATAAATTATTACCATTCCCCTAATTTTTCATCCAAATTATCCTCCTCCTTCAAATCATACAAATAACTCGGATGATATCTCTTTTTTATTATTGGCTCCATTATTCCCAAAAATCTTTTCC